CCATAGTCCCGATCTCCGTATTCTTACCAGCCATTAAGTCTTCGACAGCTTCGGTATTTGTCGTACCCACTGTTGCAGAAGGGGTGGTCACCGGCTTCTGATCTTGAGATATACCGAGGGTATTAAAGAACGCTAACGGGCTTTCAGAAGCAATCTTAGCTAAGGAATCAACAGATAGATTCATTGTCCTAGCTTTGTCTTGTAGAACTTCATGAGCTTTATCGGCTCCGAAGATCTCCTTCATCTTAGCATCTACTATATTAATATTAGAAGATGCAACCTTATCAGCGTCCCGCTTATCCACGGTATTAGAGATTAGCTTGGAAAGGACTTCTTCATCTACCACAGGGGTGGTGTTCTCCCGTGCAGATAACGTAGTCTTTTCTAGTTCCACGCGTTCCCTCTTAATATCCGAGAGTACATCCTCAGCGTTTAACCTCTTGTCGAGTTCACCTCGGAGTTCGTCATTCTCGGTTGTCAATTGATTAATAAACAAGTCTCCTTCGATGTGTCCCTTGACTTGTTCCTCGTTAGTAGTATATTTCTTACCTTCACCTACTAACGGGTTGCCTTCGGGTTTCACTTCCTCAGTAGTCTCATCAGTCTTAAAGATATCATCAGCCATGGTCAGGCTCCTTTATGTTAAGTCGGTCAACTTAAGTAGATCACGGTATGCGCGTAGCTGTCCTACACGATCCGCTTGCTTGTAAGCCCAACTGTTATTATTATAATCATCTAGCGTCGGGCACTCTAAACTAGTGATCTTCTGGTTGATTACGGTTGTTAACCTTTCTAGGAGGTCCTTACCGTGTCTTACTTGTTCGTCAAACTTCTTAGCGTCTTTACCTTTAAGATGGGAACACCATCTAGGATTAAGATTACCCATTGTTTATACTTTCATTATACCACATTTAGCTCTGGTTGTCCAGCACTTTCTGACTGAACGGCTGCTTGCTCAGTATCTAATGTATTCTGTCCAGCATTCATAAGGCGTTGAGTCTCGAGTTGTTCAGCCACCCTGATGTTAGGAGCTACTAGATCAAACTTCTGAATCTCCAGCAACTCTTCAACAACCTGCGCAATCTTAAGTCCTGAGAAGTGGACATTGACGGCGGGGTCTTGACCAACCGCAGAGTTCATCAAGTTCAATAGGTTCTGGAACTGATTAGCTTTAGATGCAAAGTGTCTCGCTCCAATGGGCCTAATCTTACCACGAGCGTTCAGATCCTCGGGGGTAATAGTCTCAAAGAGCGCGGCACCAAACTCATCGTCTACGATACGTACCACATCCGATACGTCCATATTTCTACGAGCTAGTTCAAGCATATCGTTTAACAAAGGTTCAAGGAAGTTACGCTCGAAGTAGGAAACCTTGTTTAGAAAGATACGAGAGGACGCATTATCTAAAGTCTGTACTTCGAACTTGGTCTTCTCTCCCGGTGTTCTAATCCCCATAGCCTGTCGAGGGGCACCAGCGTACTCCTCCATCTTATTCTCAAGAAGGGCTATCTGTGTATCAGCGTTGAGAGCGGTTGTATCTGGACGCATCATCTCTACATCACCGTCCTCACCAGTGTAGATCTTCTCACCTGGGCCGTAGTCAAAGTCTTCTACGAAGCCCCGTACTTTCATAACTGGATGAGCAATAAGATCAAACACATCAGCCTTGAGGTTCTCTAAGTGGTCGATCCTGTATTGCATACCTACTAGGTTATCTAGAGGTCCCATAGCCATAAGATTATCGGGGCGAAGACGCCAACCAGCATGACGGAAACTACTACCACGCCAAGAAGGGTTTGAAACTTTTCGAAGTACATGGGTTCTATCCACAATCGTGATGATATAGTTCTTGAGGAGTTTATTCTCTTCTACATCATATAGATCACCATGAAATTCTAAGATTTCAACGTACCCTGACTGGTAGTAGTTTAATATATTACCGAAGCCATCAATTTGAAAACCCTGGTCCTTCTTCATGTCATTAATAGTGAAACCAGCTACAGACTTACGAGTCTCTACAATCTTACTAAATACCTTCTCAAGGTAACCAGATTCAGGATGGTCTTGGATATCAGCAGAAATCTCACCAAGGGATTTGATGGACCTAACTATCTTAGGAGTAAGTTCAAAAGTTTCAGCAACAGGATTAAGCACGATATCGTACGGACTAACCCTTAGAGCTTTCGGGCCTACGTAACCTGGATAAACTTCACCAGTATCAGCATCAGTACGAGTCTCATTAACGAACTCACTAGTCGCAAAAACATTACCGTAGTCTATATAATCATATACCATCTTACTGACGGTATTGATGAAGTTACTTTGGCGCAACTTGTTCATCATATAGGCTTGGATGATCTTACGCTTTTCCGCTGCTTCGGAGTCTTCGTCATCACCTTCCCACAAGAGCCATTCATCATTAGGGAACAAAGCGGCCATGTAGTTAGCATGGAGATTGTCCCTGATCTGAGTTAGCTTCGGAGTAGTAGTTGAGTTCTTCCAAGGCAGAGTAGCATTTGTAGTCTTCGTAGTATCGGTAGCGAAGATGTAGTTACGTAACTCCTTCTTCTCTTCGATCCATACCTGACGGAACTTATCCCAGTCTTGATACTTAGAAACGATAGCAGCAGCTAACGTCTCGGGCGTACCAATGTATTCTGTTATGTCTAAAGTTCTACCAGCCATTATTTAGTTCTCTTACTTAAGCTATCTATATTAGCTGGATCTATAATCCCATATTTAATCAAGGAACCAACAACATAGAACACTAATTCTATAGGTCTACGGAGTAGCCACTGTGTTAAGCTTATAGGCTGCTCTCGTAACTCCTTACGGATAGATGCGGTACGCTGTCGTGCCCAATATTCAAGAACTTTACGAATACCTTTATACTTAGGCATTAAGGAAACCAAAGGTACAAACAGTTTGTGGTAACCAAGCTCATAAGCCTTATCATTCTGGATAGTAGCTTGATAATGTAACCATATATTATTCCTAAAGGATCCAAAGCCATACATCTTATTCATCATAGAACACACAATCTTAGGATCATCAAGTTCAGTAGAATAATCTTGGTTTGAGACAAAACCGCCATCACCACCACCACCACCACTACTACCACCTTTTAGGTTATCACCAGCAGCATTCGGGGCTTTTGTTACATCGTGCTTACCAGTTTGTGGAGTATCGGACACAAAAGGACCAATAGGAGTTGTTTCTACACCTGAGGACCAAGGAGTCCCCCTCTTGCCCATACTAGGACCTATAGAGCCAACAGGTACACCGGGGCCACCAACTTTCATACCACCGAAAGGATCATCTTCTGGGTCTACGGATGGGAAGCCGCCGGGGCCTTTAGTTGAGGATACTGGTGCAGCTTGCGCTGTCATCGCCTTTGGGTCAAATTTCCCCGTTGGGTAACCGGCTCTGGGACCCTTACCTAGATCTTTCCCAGTTTCGGGATCAATTTGACTCATGACAGGACCTGATAGTCTACTAAGTTCCGATACCTGCCTAGATACAACATCTGGGCTAACGGTCAAACCCGCTCTGACTCCTGGGCCTTTTGTAGTTGTAATATTACCTGACTTCCCAATTGCACCTGCAACCTCGTCTGTAATATCCTTACCAAATGGAAGAGCCACAGAAACAGCCTGTTCACTAAACTTAGAGAAAGGCTCGACACCTTCAGCAAGTTTACTAAAAACCCCAGTCTTCATAGCTTTATTAGCTCTATCAATTTGTTCATCAACAGCACTGGCTACCGCAGCTGCTCCAAATAAAGGACCCACAACGGGAGCAAAACTAGCTACTCTTAACCCTATTGTTCGATTACTGGCCTTACTAAGCTGATCAGCGATAGAAGGTGCATAAATCGTACCAGAAGGAGTGGATGTATCAGGTTCACCATTACCGCTGTCTGGAGCCTCAATCTTACGACTAGGCACTACCTGTCTCTGGACACCTACCTCATTCTTCTGTGCACGTAGGTCAGGAGCATCCCCAACTTTCTTAGCACCTTTAAGAAGTCTGTATGTAGAGAATCCCTCAGTGGTAGTATTGAAACCACGATTTACAAATGTAGATACACTAGCCATAACGAGAAGCTACTCCTCCGAAGCGTGGGTGAATTAGGACGTTAGTAGAAGTCTTTCCCCTACGAGCCATACTACTAGGTGGTACAGCAATCTCAATAGCGCAAGCTAAGGCATCCTTAACGTCATCATGCGGTGGGTTATCTTGCGTGAGTTCATCTTCTAGGACTTGACAGTTACCACCCTCGTAGTGCCAAATGCTTAGGTTATCATAACGAGGTTCTAGGACAGCGCGAAGTCTTTCTTCCTTTGATCCTGTATGCCTGGTGGGACTGTGTTCATCTATACTAAGAGCTAGGCCGTTTGGTTTAATATAGGAAGACTTCAACTCAGTGACAATAGCTTTCTGTGCGGCTGTTATCTCTGCTCTTATCTTTCTAAAGTCCCACTTAATATGCATACGTAAGATAGCCTCGTAGTAATCTTTAATACGATCAGTCTTGAATCGTTCAATATCTAATACGTAGTAGTTTCCATTGGCATCAGCGCCAATTACTACGATGGCTGTATGATCGGCTCGTCTGCTGAGGCTAAATGCAAAGTCAATAGCAGCGAATACATTTAACCTTGTACCTTTATGATACCATACTCCACCCTCTCTTGTCAAGTACTTTCTATCATAATACTGAAAACTTCCAACAGCTATACCTTTACCATCTGGGTTATTGGGGTTATTGTAGTACTGAGCATAGAACTGACCACGGTCTAGGTACTTACCACGCTTCTGAGCTAGGATACGTTTATCGAATCCAAACCACTTACCATCACTACGTTGCTGCCTGGGCCAACAGAACTCACCAATACCGGAGCCTTCATCTTCAACTTGACGCTCAAACTTTTCGTATAGTGGCTCGTAATCAATAACCTCTCCTTCATCGGTGTATACTTCAGCTGCCATTTCCATAAGATCATTGTATAGATCCTTTGAATGATACCGAGTACCTACTACCCACTCTTGCGCGTCAGCCCCCTCAATACTCGAGAGTAGACTGTATTGAGATTTAACCTTCTCGCGGCCTTCATTAGTGTAAGCGTTCTCGGGCACCACCACGTCATCGAGTACAGCAACATCACAATGAAGCCCAGTAATGCTAGTAGTAAGTCCCGCAGTGAAGATAGAGGGATCACGAACACCTTCCTTAGCACGTAAAGGGTGGTCGAGGGACACCTCGGAGTTAGTCCACTTCTCACGTTTACCCTCCTCAAGGTGTACCATCTCAGGCCAATACCGCCTATATATCTTAGATGTTAGTATATCCTTAATGAATTTAAGCTGTTTCTCAGCTAAGTTACTGGTAGCAGATATATAAAGGATACGGTGGTCTGGGTGATTAGTAAGGTACCATACAGTCCTATACGCAACCATCCTAGACTTCTGGTGGTCACGGGGCAACAAACAAAGCTGTAGGGGTTTAGCTTCCTGTCTTGTCCACCAAGCCGCTAATTCCGTATGTAAGCCACCAAGAAGTGTTTGTGGAGCTATTAGTTTTATGAATGTGACGAGATCACCCTCGGCAGCTGTTCTGATATCAGCTATAGAGGTCATCTATTTCACTACCGACAAACCAATACGATCCGCATCTTCTATGAATTCTGAATCCAACTTGGCAGCAATCTTACGTTCACGTTCTATTTCTGCCTTACTGGGGCGACCACGTTGGCTATGCTTAGACCAGAAACCCTCGGCCATTGCCTTGGAAGCATTGAACTTAGCCTTACCTGACTTAGCCGCTTCAGCAACACCCCTGATACCTTCCGAGCGTATCTTCACCTCAAGCTCAAAAGCCCAATCATCAATCCATACTAGAATAGATTTATTGTTCTTTATTTTAAGCCATTGCTTATACGAACCAAATGCTTCCATAGCAAAGGCATACTCAGTAGGATCACTAATCTCCATGTACAAATCACGAAGGCTGGGGAGTAGACCTCCCTCTTGCTTTAATTCTTTTAGGGTCCACAAGGGTTCGTACGCTGGAGTAATAGACTTGAATTCCTCGAATAGAGACTGTGTACGGTAGCGGCCTCTGGAATCTTTCAAGACTGCTCGATGTTCTGGGTATCTCATATACCTGTAATATCCTCCATTAACAAGAGGAAGCTATCTCTATCCCATAGTTGAACAGCACGTACACAGCCTTCATTCGAAATAAGAATTATAACTTGTTGAGAGGTGGGAAAGAAGAAAGTTATAACTTTATCCATAGGTAGATCAGATGGAGGAGGAAACTTATTCCAATTATAACTGAATATTCTAATACCGTCAGGGTCTAATTCAACGATACGTATATTAGGGCGAGATTGGTTATCATATATAATCCTTCCTGTAACCTCTTCAGGAGTGTTACATACAAATTCAGGTTTGACGGTTTCAGGTTCGACAGGAGCTTCTATTGAAGATGGCTCTATAGACGAACAAGAGACTGTTAAAATGGCTACAAGTGCTAAGGCGAACAAGGATTTCATACGTAGTACACCCTATGATAATAAAACATGATTATACATACATTATACCATATCTAAGAAATAAAGTCAATAGCGAAGGTAAGGGGGCGACCGCGAAAGGTTTCGCGTCTACTACGTAGTCTACGTAATTAAGAGTTATATGTTTATATGATTAAGGATTATGCATAGACTAAGAAGTATGCATAGACTACTTAGTACTATAATAGCCGATTTAAGTAGGTTTGTCAAGAACTATTTATAATTATTATTAATTATAATATGTTACATAG